CCAAGGACAAGAGCGAAGGCACGACGCCGACGCATCTCGCCAGCATCAGCAAGCGTGCCAAGGCACTCCTCGCTGTCGCTGACAAAGTCGACAGCGGTTCGCTCCTCTCGCTGTGCAAGTGGCTCGACAGCGGTGCGGACAAACTCGGTAGCATCGTGGGCAATGTGAAGGACATCAAGAAGGCCATCCTCAAGAGCGATGCCAAGTCGAAGGTGAAAGCCGATGTGTACATTGTCACTACGCCGCTCATCAAATCGAAAGTGAAAGTGGCCGACATCAAGAGCGTGTTCAGCCTGCACCACAAACGCCTGCGGAACATCGTCACGATGTGCAACACCCTCAAGGGTGTTAAGAAAACCCGCAAGGCCAAGAAGGGAGGTAGCAAGTGACCAAGCGTCCCTTGGTTCTCGCCTCCTACCTCAAGGCGAAACAGCGTCGGGAAATTCGCCGCACGAATAAAGTGCGGATGCTCTTCGACCTGTTCCACAAATACAACGCCATCACGCAAAAGCGGAAGCGTCTCTGGCAGCGTATCACTGACCTCGGTCAGTCCTGACCAATGGTAGCAGTGGTAACCTTGCTAGTGCTTGTGACCTGTTGCCGCATCATCAGCGGTAAGTAATCCGTTCATACGCACGGCATTGTAAGTAATAAGCGGTGACGCTCTCGCTCCTCACGCAAGTGGGGGGCGGGGGTCTCACCGCCTCTTTTACTCCTGTACCCTTACGCATTAACACACACACATTTTATTACCAAAAGACACACTATAAGTCTGTGTTAGGGGGTTATTAGGGGGCTTTATGGTATTGTTTGTCAAGCGGAAAGTGGTTGTTTTGTATTATGGGTAGGGGGAAATCTATTTCCTAGGGGGGTGTAATGCATTTCCCGAGGGGGGTGCTATGGATTTCCTACAGATAGAACAGGGAATAGAATAGGTTATACATAACTAGGTTGACATATCGATTTTCATTTGAAAGGTAGACATATGGACATCAAGGAAAGCGACCTATCAAAGGAAATTGGCCTTCCTAGGGCTGAATTTAAACTTATCCGTAAGAACCTTGCGGCTAAACACGACCTTGGCACACTATGGTACAGGGAAGAGTCAAAGAAACCCGAACACCTAAGGGCTATCTTCTGGACTGAGGTCGGAATTTACTATCTTCGTACATACTTGTCCGTTAAGGCTAAGTGGAGCGAAGCAGAATCAAAAGAGGTCAACCTTGATGTGATGACCAAGGAAGAATTTGCTAATACTGTAAACGACACGATGTGGGTTGGCAAGGTTGTTAGAAATAAGTACAAGAACAAGCGTCTGATTATGGTCGAACACGAAATCGGTTACAAATGTAATGTAAACTGCAAGGACAACGCCAACTACTCAATGAACTCGTATGTTGTTGTTGATTCTAAGAATTTTAGACACTCTATTAGAAAGCCCCAGTATAAATCCTATGAAAAAGCCCTCAAAGACTGCAAACGAGTATAAAAACCTAGAAAAGTCTCTAGGAATCCCGAAATTTAAGCCGCTCGACCACGAGAATGGGTCGAAATCCGAAAAAAAGGAGCAAAAGCCGAAGGGTAAGTGCTAATGTTTGAGCCAGATGAAGAAGAGGAGGAAGAATACAACCCTTTAGACTTCATCTGGTTGACAAAAGCGGTTCGACCCTTCGGGTCGAACAAGGCAAAGGGATAAATTTAACGCCACAGTAGCACAATGGTTGTGCAACAGTTTTGTAAACTGTAGGTTGTCGGTTCAACTCCGACCTGCGGCTCCACCTTAGTACCACCCCGCCCTCTTAACAATGGTTTCTCTGGGGTGGTCGTATTAACGCCAAACGGCTTTCGCTTTAATAGCACAAACCCTTATTAACGCCAATGGAAGAATGGAAACCAGTACCAATCGAACAATTTAAAGGCTTGTACGAAGTTTCAAGCCTAGGACGGCTCAAGGCTCTACCCAAGACCACAAGTGACGGCAGAAGGCTAAAGGAACGCATTGTAGCCCCATTCAAAGTGTCAGGTGGCTACTTACAATTCAAGTTGTACAACGATGGGTTTAGGTTTAATATAAACGCACACAAACTTGTGGCTATTACATTTGGAATCATTTTTTGGAACGAGCATTCGCACTCCGAGTTGCAGATTAACCACAAAGATGGTAACAAAGAAAACAACTCTATTTCAAACTTAGAGCCTTGCACTCCTAGTGAAAATCTTTTACACGCCTATAGAACAGGACTTAGAAAATAATGGAAAACGATTTACCCCCAGATATTGCTGAACAATTTAAAGGACTAGAAACCCGAGTAAAGGAAATTGAAGCCGCTCGTGGGGCAAAGGGCAGTCCTAGTCTTTTGACACAAGCCGTACAAGCCAAAGACGAAGGCTATTTTCCAGAAATGGTAGCAGGTGGTACTGCACTTGGTGCGGCTAAGTATTTCCACGGAAAGGCTAGAAGTACATATTACGGAAACCTTATGGCTGTCAGAAAGGCCGCTGATGCTGAACTTAAACTAATTAAACAGATGCAGACTGGTCAGCCGTTTGAAAAAAGCGGTGTTAAAATCACAAACCAGCCTAAATCTCCTGCTCAAAAGACAAGACTTCTTAAGAGTGGAAATCGTGCCTTAGTTCCTTATGAGTCTGGTGCTAAATCTACACTAAGCCAAGTTCGTGGTGCTAGTGCTCCTGCGTCTCGTGTTGTTAGGGCTGGCACAGCGGGTCAAGCGGCTGTAGCGGCTGTTAGAGAATACAGTGATGGAACTGGATATCTTACACACGAGGTTTCGCCCGCAAAGCCAGCAGTGGCTGGAACTCCTGAAGTTAGAAGTCAGGCTATTTCAGATATGACCAATGCTGAAAAGAAAAAGTTGGCTAAGGATTTGGCTAAAAAGCAAATGACTAGATATGCTGGTTCTGGTTACGGAAAGGCTGTTGAAGGTGTTAAGGATGTAAGAGTTACTGGCGTTGATACACGAGGTAAAGGAGCGACCAGAACTAATATTACTGTTAAGGCTTCTGATGTTAAGGCTGGGAAGGCTAACATTCCTCCCAAGTTGACTAAGGCACAGGCCGCTAAAGCCGCCGCTGAAGCCGCCGCCGCTAGTAAAGAACTTAATTTTGCACAAAAGGCTCTTCGTATGGGTGGCAATGTTCTTAGTAGTCCTTGGGTTCAAACACCCCTGATGCTTGCAGATGTTGGAACTAAACTTTATGGTATGCCTCAAAGATTCAGAGACGAACAGGCTCTGATGGAAGCAGAAAGAAATGGTGCTCCTTCTAGTCCTTCTATTCTTAGAAGTGTACTTGGTAGCGATTCTTCAATCAGACCTTATGTTGCTTCTGGTGCGGCTATCCCAAGAATAGCAACAAACTTCTACACAGGATATGTTCCAGAAATGGTTGGTATGTATGATATGCCTGAAGACTTTGGCAATATGTATAAGAATTTTGCAGAAAGAGACCAAAGCGAGTTTATCAAGAGAACAGGCCGTCCAATGACAGAAAAAGAACAAGCCGCACAGCAAGAGGCTATGTGGATGTCTACTATTGGATTTGGTGGATGAGCGAACTATCGTCTTTTAAGCCGACTCCTCATCCAGTCATCAAAATGCCCGACATCAAGATGCTGGTCGAGAAGGTCGGTATTGAGAAGACGGCAGAGATTCTTGAACTCAGAGAAGACAAGATTCTAGCAGAATCGCTAGACCCTTATCGTCACGGCTTTGAGCCTGACCATTGGAAGGACGCAGATGCTCTTTTAAAAGACAAACAGGAAATTTTGGTGCTTGGTGGCAATCGTGCTGGTAAAACTGAGTGGATGGCAAAGCGTGTAATCCAGACGCTTATCAACAAGGAAAAGGCAATGGTCTGGTGTTTGCACACAACGCAAAAGTCCAGCATCCAAATGCAACAGAATGTAGTCTGGAAGTATATGCCTCCAGAATTAAAAAATTGCAAAAAGACCAAGGTTACTAATATCGCATACTCACAGAAGAACGGCTTTTCCGAAGAGTCGTTTATTCTGCCTAATGGCTCGCAGTGCGTCTTTATGAATTACGCCCAGAAGCGTGATGTCATTGAAGGTGGCGAATGTGACCTTATTTGGTGCGATGAACTTGTGCCGTTAGATTGGGTTGAAACCCTCCGTTATCGTCTTGTTACACGCAGAGGAAAACTGGCTATTACATTTACGCCTATTGCTGGCTACTCACAAGTTGTTAAGGAATTTGTCGCTGGTTCTAAATTTACAAAAACGCTCCCTGCAAGCATCCTTGATAAAGACACTTACTATGTCGGTGGCTGTCCCAAAGGTCATATGCCTTATATGGCTCAGTGCCACCGCAACAACGGAGCGGCTATTTGGTTTCACTCTCAACTTAACCCTTACAATCCTTTTGACGAACTTGTTAAACAGTTAGACGGAAAGAATATCTACGAAAAGAAAATCCGTGCCTACGGATGGGCTGACAATACAGTAGGCAACCAATTCCCAAGATTTGGAGATAACCATATTGTTAAACACGATATGATTCCAACAGAAGGTACAAATTATATGGTAGTTGACCCTGCTGGGGCTAGAAACTGGTTTATGATTTGGGCTAGGGTTGACAGTGAAGGCAATATTTATGTTTATCGTGAATTCCCAGACATCTCTTATGGTGACTGGGCGTTGCCATCAGAGAAGCCAGATGGCAAAGAAGGTATGGCTCAACGCAATGGTGCTGGTATGGGAATTGATGATATTAAGAAACTCATTGATACTTTAGAGGGCAACGAGGAGATACTAGAACGCTATATCGACCCTCGGGCTGGTGCAACACAGGCAGTAGGTAAGGATGGAGGAACATCGGTTATTGAACTGCTTGATTCGGGTGAAGACCCGATGTATTTTGCACCTGCCGCTGGTGTTGCAATCGAGCAAGGCGTTGCAATGATTAATGACCTGTTAGCATATGACATTAATCAACCGCTATCTCCGCTCAACCAGCCTAAACTTTATATTAGTGACAAGTGCCAAAACTTGATTTACTCGCTTAAAGAGTGGACAAACGCTGACGGAGACAAAGGGGCTACTAAAGACCCAATTGACTGTTTGCGTTATTTGGTTGTAATGTCCCCAGAATTTGTAGATATCAAAACACAACCGCTTAACAAACCCTTCTCGTATTAATGGACAATTACAAATCAGACCAATCTCAGGACAAACTACTTTACGGCTCTGATACGCCTAACATCCAAGAACTTGTCCACGAACTTAACCGCTCGTACCTGTTTGGTGCTAATACCACAGAACTAAACGACAACGATGACCTTAGGTTTTGCCGCTGGAACGGACAGACCCCCGATGGCAAGAAGTTTTCTGCAAACAGAGACGAGGATGACCCTGCCCTTCCGTTTG